TTCCTTTTGTCTCATCCTTACCATCAGCAAGTTGAATAGATTCCATTAATGCCAAATAAATGGCACGATCACGACACCACTTTTCAGTAGTATCAACCAACCAATTAAATTCAGTATACTCTTCTTCTAAATTACTGATTAATGTAGTAATCTCTTTGAATGAAGTATCATTAATATCTTGACGTTTCTCAGTCTCAATACATAATACTTCTTTAGTTACTGGTTGATTATATTCACTCACAAACTTGGTTATCTCTTCAAAGACAACCTTCTGATTATAATCTTCAAAGTAATCTGCTCTAATGAAAGGAATGACCTTACGAACATACTCTTCATTATGAATAAGATTTCTTAGTATAAGAAATTCAACTTTGTCCATGTGGCATATCAAATACAAAGGTTATCCTAGGCTCATCGCCAAGATTCACAGTGCCATGAGGCATCTTATTATTAAACCAGAAAAGTGTCCCTGGGTCAACTATAGCAGTTTCAGTTCCTACAAAATATTGGTATTTACCTGAAATAGAAAGATGAAACCGATCCCTGGTATGATAATAAGTTCCTTCATCAATATGAGCTCCCACATATCCATCAACAGGAATACGCAAAAACCCACATCGATGAATTTCTCTACCAGGCAATTCCCTTTTTATAATCTTTATTATTTCTGTATGTCTATCATATGCAGGAGTTGGTTTACAGAGTTCAGAATCTCCTACAAAATCTTCCTTCTTTATTACTGCCCCCATTATCAGTTGGAGATTTCCTACATCAATATCATCATATCCACGATCAAGTAAACTTTCAGCACCCTCTCTCTGGTTAAACCAATCTTCAGAATACTGTTCAAGTTGTTCAACTACCTTAGATACACCTATCCCTCTCTTTATAAGACTTATATTTTCACTCATGATCCATAACTAAACTCCTTTTGAGCACACTCATCCAGAGCTTGCATTATTTCTGGCGTAAAATACTTTTCAGGATCTTCATAAACATTCTTCGGATAAACCTTTGCCTCTCCAATCTGGTAGCGGTTTCCAACCTTTGTAAAGACTTCGTATTTTTCTCCAAGTGAGAGTAATCCGTAATAGGGGTCCAGTCCTCGTTCATCGTAGAATAGGCGAATCTCCACCTCTTTGTTTTCTTTACTTAAACGTGATTTATGCGTCTTTGCTTTGATAATGTTTCCGATGACTTCTTTGCCATCCTTCTCTTTTTTCTTTCCGAGATAAATGATTGTACTTGCTGCGTACTTGAGGCCAGAACCTCCTCCCATTTCTTTTGTAGGGATATAAGAACCAATGACATCGTATGTGTGATTTGTTACTATTAGTGGAATGTTTGCTTGACCAAGTTTCAAAGTAAGCATTCTAAACGCACCTTTAACAAGTTGAGATTTGGTCATATCCCTTACTTGTTTGTCATTAAGTGCGTCAGTGATTTCCTTTTCTGTTGAAAGCATACCCAGAGAATCTAACACAAACATACAAGGTTTGCGATCCTCTATAGGCATCTGTAAATATTTATCAACTGCCTTTAGTACTTTAGTACGGAACTCCTCAATAGTCACTACATTAATGACTACAAGACGATCCATATCAATACCACGACTCTCTAAAAGTGGTTTAGTAATACTACTCTCAGTGTCAAAGTAGAGACAATAAGAAGAGGGGTTAGTATCCAAAAAGTTCTTAACAACGGCGAGAGCGAAAAAAGTTTTTCCTGTACTAGATTCTCCAGCAATAGCAGTAATTTTATTGCCAGATACGCCCCCAAATATACTACCACTGACAAGTCCGTTAAAAATGAACGAACCCGTGTCAACATATCGTTCAGTTTCAGATATATCGGATGCGAGTTGGGTGTACTCATCTCCAATCTCCTTTACAATGTCTTTTAAAAAATCCATTATGCCACCATTCCATGTTGCTCACGAAGTATTTTTTTATATGGTCCACCGGGATTTGCATCCCTTACTTCTTTAACCAATTTCAATTTTTCATACAATGCAGTATCGCCACCTATAAATTGTAATTTGGTTCGATAATGTAAAGCTTTAACTATAATGTTTAATTCTTGGTCGTCAATAGGTAAATCCATTAGATGTCACACTCTCCATGTTTACATTGATAATCATCAGATTCTGCATAAACTTTAACTACATTATCCATATTTGATCTAGATACATTAAAGTCAATTTTCCTCTCCTCCCTAAGATTCTTAAGTAAAAAATAAAGTCTAGTATCACCACCAAGAGCAAGTGCCTTAACAATAATATCCAAATCTTTGTCGTTAATAGGAAGGTCCATTAGGAAAAAAAGGATTCTAAGTTTACAGTTTTTTCTACATTCCAACCAATCGCATCTAAAATGATCTTAAGTGGTTCTAAGAAGGATTTGTTAAATTGTAAGTCATAGTCGATATACTTGTCAAGACCAATCTCATGCGGAAAATCCTGAATGAAAGAAATAATATTCTCATGAATAATATTTGGTTTCTTCAGGTAACAGAATTTGATCTTTTCACCGTTCTGAATGAGGGAATACTTATTGTCTAACTTATGCTTTTTAACATAATGATTATACAATAAGGCACCACGTATATGTATAGGAGTTCCTTTAGAGTATATCGTAGAATGAGCAGAATACTTATCTACATTAGATGCAGACCGAGGGAATGATATATCTTCAGGAGGTAAAGTCCTAAATTTCTTACGTGAATTTTCAATAAACTTCTGCACCTCATCTTCAGTACCGTTCATCATTATCTTTAAGGCATCCTTAATCATAGTACGACAAGGTGCAGGTGTTGAAGACTTAACTGCCTCAATACCCATCATCTTTAACTTAGGTTCTTCATACCTTACTCCTTCACTATCCCACACATTAAGAATATATCGCTTCTTCGCAGTCCATATACCACGGTCAGCAATGTTCTCTCGTGCCATAACCATCTTCTGGTCATACGCATTTACGTAGTCGGCCAGTTCTTGGTAAGCACTTTCAATATAAGGCTCAAATTCCATTTCACAGATCTTGTTAAGGAACGTGACAACGCCTTCATTAGTTTTCTCTCTTCCCTTGTATACAGCCTCGACCAGAGGACCCAAGTTAAGATAAATGGAATCGGTATCAGAAGCAATAACATAATCAACATCCTCAGTTTTTAAAATCTTATTAATCTTCTGGTTCATTCTATTCTCTATCCAACGAATAGATACTTGGCCAGAAAGGGTAATGGCTTCGGCATTAGCAAGTTTATAATACCTGAAGTACTGATTGCCGATAGCACCATAAGCACTGTTAAGAGATATCTTCTTTGCCATTTGAATATTGTTGCACCTTGCAATCTCTTTTGTAAGGGCAACTGATGGGGTCTTCTCATAATCTTTCTTTGCCTGAATCATCCTTTTCTTAAAGACCACACGGTCTCCATACATCTTATCCATCAACTCTGGTAAGAATCCTCTTACGTCTTTTCTATACTGTGCCCCATTAGCACAAGTTGCATACTCACCATTAATCTCTGCATCTTGATTTAGAAACCTTTCAACGCTTGCGCTGGGATGTCTAGTTTCGATGAGGGTTTCTGGACTGATATTGTACTGCATAATAAGGTGAGGGTACAAGCTATTAAGGTCAAAACTGACAACCCAATCATACTTTCCCGGTTTCGGTTCCTTGACATATGCTCCAGCGTACTTTTCGTTCTTTTGTGATCTATTCTTAGGGGGAATAACAATATTCCTTTTCTTTAAGTAGTTATAAATTATCGTATCCCACATCCGTACCTGATAGAACACATCATTATAATTGACCTTAGCATCATATGCCATAGTCAATGCAAGTTCAATCAGTTTCATCTTGTCTTCCAAACGGTCAACAAGTTCCACGTCCACTATATTATACTCAATAAACTTCTGCCAACCCTTTGTATAGAAATCCTTAAAAGTATCATACTCACTGTGATCTAATTTCTTCTGCCCCAGTTCAACACTCGCAATATAATCCAACCTATAAGACTCCTGTGCCTTATAAGTAAATTTCTTATAGAGATCAAGATAATCAAGTTGAGTTACACCACCAACGTCAAATACAGCATGAGGTCTTCCATTAATATAAATCTCACCTTGACTTACCAGTCCCCACGGAGAAAGTCTTTTCATCAACTTCTCACCAAGTATCCGCTCAAGACGCTTCGCAATATATGGTATGTCGTATAGTTGAATGTTCCATCCAGTAATTACATCTGGAACATCCTCCATCCAATAGTTAATAAAATTACTTAACAGATTATGCTCGGTAGGACAATGATGATATTTTACATCCTTCCTATTATTCTCAAAGGGTTTACTTCCCCAAGTAACGATTTGCTTTGTCGTATAGTCCTGGATACTAATAGCGAGGATCTCTTCACTACACGATTCAACATCCGGAAATCCTTCCTCAGACGCAACCTCAATATCCAAAGTAACAAGTTTAATCTGGCTGATGTCAAACTTGACCTCATCCTCAGGGTATTTTTCTGATATGTACTGGTAAATATACCGATCGTTCCCGTATATCTCAAATCCCTCAATATCTTCATATCTTTTATAGAACTCTCTACAATCCCTAACCGTTCCTGGATTAATAGCTTCAACTGATTCTCCACTTAACGTTTTATATTTAGCCCTTTTCTTAGACTTAACAAATAAAGTAGGGAAGAATTCATCCCTATGTTCATACCTCCTTCCATCCTCAACACCACGAACAAGAAATTGATTTCCAATTAATTGAACATTAGTATAAAATCTCATTCTGTCAAATCCCTACAAGGTTCGTCTGTTGGGATCCAAGATGTACCTTCACATCCATGCTTTGCCCACCACCAAGGATAATCTCTCTTGGTAGATTCTTGTGCCATTCTATTAATGTCAGTATAATCCGGACCATGCTCTTGCCAGGGAGGTTCTGCTGGAAGAGATGTTACTAATGATGCCAGTAGAAAAATCATTCTTTAGTTAAGTTTAAATACTTTTCAAGTAAAGTGGGTGTGGGGTCTGCCAACGTAACTATTTTATCAGATCCCATCATAAAACTAGTGTCTCTTGTAACATCTGTTAAAAAAGGTTCCAAAATTGTTGAACCAGATTCAGTGTTAATAATAAAAGGACTTACTAATTTACAATCAGGTTGTCCAATATCAACTGCAGCAACTTCTTCAATCTGACTGATCAGAAGTTGATTGTTCATCAGTGCTAATACTTTGATTGTCTTTTCCATTTTTTACAATATCCTCAAGATACAT